TTGCGATTGTTAGCATAGATGACCAAATATAAGATACAGCCGCCTTGATACCATTCCAAACATTTAAGAAGGCCATCTGTGTATTAACAAGGAAACTGTCAAAAATAGCTTTAATTGAGTTCCAAATATTCCCTGCTGATTCTTGAATATTATTCCAAACAGCAATCATATTGTCTCTTGCTTCTTCCCAACCACCAGTAATCATTGAGGTTACGAATAGGACCGGAGCCAAAATGACATTTTTCAGAATATCAAAAATATTAGCAGCAATCTTAACTAAATTTTCCCATAATGTATTTAAGAAAAAGCTCATGTGTATGAAAGCATTACGGACACCATAGATCAGCATACCGAAGCGACTCATGATCGCATCGGAAAGATTCCCCACAATGGATGAGACTGATTCTTTCACACCATTCCACAGAGAGGAAAACCATTCCTTAATACCGTTCCAAACATCTTTAACACCATTGACGGCGTCTTTTCCTGATTGGACAGCAGAGTCCCAAGCATCCTTAGCACCGTCTTTGATTCCATTCCATGTATCGGAGAACCATTCCTTTGTCCCGGACCATGCATCTCTTACACCATCAGCTGCAGCAGATGCTTTTTCTTTAGATCCTTCCCAAAGCCCCGAAAACCAGCCTTTTATATTGTCAAAAGTCTCTTTGAAGAAATCTGAGATGCCCCCCCAGATTTTTTTCGCATAGTCACTGATGGTGTCCCAGTTTTTATAAAGGGTATTAACCAAGAAGCATTATCTGCAAGGAATTGAAAAGCATTTCCCACTTTTTCAATAAGGTTCGGCAAATTGTTATTGAATGCTTTGAACAGTTCATTAATCTTTACCTTTAATTTATCCGCTATACCTGCGAATCCACCAAATCCTGCATCTTTCAATGCATTATCTAACGCTTCAATGGTCCCAGCTAATCCGTTTTTCACTGAGTTTCGTAAGTTGGTCATTGATGTTCCGATACCTTCTGTAGAAGTTCTTGCTACATTCGCCGTCCCATCTAGTCCATCTTGAATATCGATCAAAGCTTGGTTAAATTCATTGATTGTTATATCGCCTTTCTTTAAGGCGTTATACAGATCGTTTTGAGCGGAAGCCCCGGTAAATTTGAATTTTTCTGCAATCTTATCAAGCCCTACCCCCATTGTTTCTTGCAAGGTAGAATATGAATCCATATCGAATTTCCCTGTAC